AGCGACTGACATGACTCAGGATCAAATAGATAGCCTTAATAAAGATATAAAGGTACACGAATCTGCGGTGTGGGACCCATTCAACGAGATCGCTCGATATGATGACGATGAGTTGTTAAGTCGTTGTGTAAAAGCATGGGCTCAGGTTGAACTGTACCGTTTCCAGAATAAGCCCGCTCATGCAGAAGAGGTCCACCGTGAAGACTACATGCCGCTTCGTACTGAGCTACTAAAACGCTTAGGATCTGCACGATGAAGCAATTTGGTTTTAAAGACCCGATATTCCTCAAGCGATCTCGCGAGCGCCAAGAATACTACGCCAAGATGATCAACGAACCGGTGACTGAGGAAGAATTTGTCATAGCGGTTGAGTCATGGCCTAAGAAAACATATCGCAACAGTCGTTCACGCGGCGCATCACAGGCTCGTCATGAGTATCGTAAGTTGGTTAGATTATATGGGTTCTTCCCAGGAGGGCAAAATGAAACTCAAGGCTAATGAATCACTATTCTACAGGGAACCTAAAGATCTTGGACATACACTTGAGAAGTTATGGGATAACCAAGAGGCACGCCATGTTTATGTTTTATATCACCACCTTGAAATTTCAGGCAATGCAATATCAGATCGTCCGACAGGATTCCTCGGCCTAGGAAAACCGGTCAGAGTTTACTCTCATGGTAAACCGAAAACGATAAAAAATGAAGTTGGTCGCGGGGATGCTGCGTGGGCTAACAGAATCGCAGGGTATTATAAATTACCTATGCCAGGGAGGGACGAATGAGCAAATCAGACATAAAATATAGCGTGACAATTAACACCAAGGAGTTCAAAAAGCAACTCCGCAAGACAAAGTTCAGGATCACAATTGCGCTATTGATTATCAGATTCGCGCAGTGGATCGGACACACGAAAGTAAACGTAGAGATTAAAACGGAACAGGAGAAATAATATGTCAGCACCAGATCAACAAAACGAGCCGCAAATCGAATTGACCCTCACAGATCACTTCCTACAAGCCTTAAAGGCAGCACTTGAGTTCAATACCAACATCATCGAGATCGCTACTCAGGTGGTTGCTATGGACTCTTCAGGTCACAACAAGACGTTGGTCCGTAAGGTACACGAAGATTTCAAGAATTCTAACCGTAGATATGCCAAGCAAATTGATGAGATCAACCGCCGCATCGTTGAACAATACTTACCTAGCATACAAGAGAAGGCTTCAGATGAAGATCCTACCAAAGAAGCGTAGATCAGAAATCAAAGTGGACGACTGGATTGATGAAGATCCAGAGATTGGTCAGTGGTTCGCCTGGTTTCCTGTCGTCAGCCTGGATGGGACTACATATTGGCTTGAGACGGTTGAGCGTGGCCGTACAAAGGCATTCAATCGCATTAGCGGTAAATATCAAAAGGCATATGACTATTATGGTCTGACGAAGGTGAGGAAGTAATGTTGAACGATGATCGAATATCACCGGCAGAATTGAAAACTGTATCGAGATTCGCCTACAAATGCTTTGGGTTCTACAACCTGAGTCTAATGGCGTGTATGGAGATAGCGAGATACGCCCGTGGATGGCCTAACACAATCGGACGAGTCAAGAGTACGGTATTTCGAGTTGATCTTCAGAGGATCGGTAAAGCTTATCGTGAAGTGATGGACGTGATCAAGTGAAAAAGTTCCTAGCGTATGTAACAGAGGTTGAGCGTATCTTTATTCAAATCTATGATGCTGAATCAAAGGAAGACGTGAAGCCTCTTTTGCTTTCTGACTGTAGTGATTACATGATAAAAGTTCGTCAAAAGCGTACTAAAAATATGCCCTACGAAGAAAGATTTATTACAACCATATTCGAATTGAATGATAGTTGGTTGGATGTGTGGACCCGCAAACATACTTGTGTCGAGTGCAAAATTGAATATACGAAGCTTGAGAAGGCTCAGATGCAGTCGCGAGGAACGGGAGAGTTTTGTTCAGAAGAATGCTATCGACAAAACAAAGTCAGATTTGAACCTCCTTCGTCGTACGATAATGGTGCGGTGTATATGATTACTCACATACCCACAGGAAAGAAGTACGTAGGCGTAACTGTCAGGTGGGTTATGCAAAGATGGTGGGAACATTTCAAAGCAACATCAGGATCGCCTCTCCATCAGCTCATCACACAAGATGGCGTCGAGGCATTTACATTTCAGATACTTGCTCAGTTCAAGCCCTCGGAAAGTGACCCATACCAAATTGAGAGTTTTTATATTCGACAATTCAATGCAGTAGCAGATGGTCTTAATGCAGTGGATGGTCATAAGTTGATAGAAAAGAGTATATAAATTGAGCAAAGTATATAGATTAAGCGCATTCTTTGTTGAAGGTATCAAATGGGAACTGCTCGCAGTGAGTGTGACGAGATCATTCAAATTTGATGTATGGGCGAGTCCAGTCGGTGAATCATACGAGCTTGAGTATAGGGGTAGGTTCGAACCAACAGAGGATAGTGTCGAGGGTGTATGTTTTGAGGCTGAGGCTTTTGTTAAGCGTTCCCTTACCGCTCATGTTTGATTTTTTGATTTTTAATTCAAACGTGGTTAAATAAGATTATGACTGAAGGACGAGGTGGTGCACGAACTGGAGCAGGGCGACCAAAAGGGTCTATAAGTGCTGCTACCAAAAGGGCTATGCGCATTAAGCGACAGTACGAAGAGCGAGCACGTAAGCACGCGACTGAACTCCTCAACGCTCAACTATCCCTCGCAACCGGTGTACAGATGCTATTCGTTATCCACACCGACTCTAAAGGCGTACGACGCAAGCCTGAAATGATTACTGATCCCGAGACGATCAAAAAGTTCCTCGACGAGAACGAAGGCGTTGACGGTACTCTCAAGAGCGATAAGAAGGGTGCAGATTCAAAGTCAAAGGTGGAAGACTATTACTTCATGACGACAAAGGTACCAGACACACGCACCATCAGCGATATGCTCGATCGTATGTTCGGTAAGGCACCGGCCACTATTGACATCCAGAGCAAGGGTGAGAAGGTCACTATGTCACCGCTGATCATCTCCGACATTGGTACAACTCCTGATCCTGAACCGGAAGAGTAGCATGAAGTTAAAAGCCAAGCAGGCGAATATTATTCAGACGATCAACACTCGCCCAGAGATTGATACGTTCGTCCTATTGGGCGCAGTGGGTACCGGCAAGACCGCAGTTGTGGCGCACATTGGTGTGTCGCTTTGTTATAAGTACCCTGAGACCACCTGGCACGCTTGGCGTAAGAGCAACTCAACTTCACGTAAGACGCTCGTGAGAACGTACCGTAGGACCTTGAAGCAGATGAACTTTGTTGAGGGCGAGGATTACGTATGGCGTGACCGGGACATGGAGATCGTCTTTAAGCACAATGATTCGATCATCACCTTCTCTGAAGCTAACCGATCAATCGACCGCGACCTCAACAAGGTTAAGGGTATCGACGCCACATGTAACCATATCGACGAGGCGAATGAGCTCGATGAAGACATGGTAGAAATGATTGAATCACGTAAAGGCCGTAATAACGAGCACGGTCAACCTTCTCTCAACTTCCTTACCATGAACCCGAATAGCGGATGGGCCAAGAAAAAGTATTATATCCCTTACCGTAATGGTACATTGCCGCCGAATGTGATGGTAATTGAGTTTACGATCAACGAATCATGGCAATCGAAAGAGGATGTCGCACGCCTCATGAACCGCAGCAAGTGGTGGGTTGAACGATTCATAAAGAATAACTGGGACTATGCGGATGAGTCGGGATCAATCCTCTCGTCACGATGGTTTGACCAGAACTTAACGAAGGCTATTGATGCGAATGCGCTCAGGTCCGCGGGCTTCGACGTCGCTATCAAACGTGGTGGTGACAAGGCGGTATACGCCCTGTGGCAAGGTCTCACCCTGACCTCTATTAAAATCGTGAAAGACAATGATGAAGAAACAGACACAGATACGCTCGCTGAGGACGTAATTAAGATCAACTCGGAGAATGGCGTCGGCTTCAAACATACTGCGGTGGACGCCGTGGGTAACGGTGCGGGTGTGATCGGCTCCGGTAAGAAGCGTGGTCATGACTTCTTTGAGTACGTGTCAGGTGCCTCGCCTATGCCAAACCTGTCGATCAACGGTCAGGATATATTCAGCACTGATTACAATATGCTCAGGTCGCAAGTGATTCACGCATTCGCATTACTGATGGAATCCGGAGGCGTTAAGCTTTACGAAGGGTGTGAGTATCTCACTGAATTCGAAGAAGAGGCAATGGAGCATGGCTATACCGAGGATAAGAAGTCCCTCAAGATCGAGAGCAAGGAACAGATCAAAGCGCGTACTGGCGCGTCACCTGACATCTTTGATGCCGTGATCATGGGATTCCTCATGCAGATCATCAAAGTATACAAGGTGCCTTGGGTTGCTCCACGCTTTTAGACGTTTGTTATAATAAGATAAGAACATAAAGTAGGAACCAACACTTGAAAGACAACCTCTTAACTCGCTTGTATCACGCCGTCAGGCCACAGAGTCAATCAAACGACCTTCCTATAGTCAGCCTTCGTGCTGAGTCTTTTCAATCACTCCGTACGTTAACGCACTATGCGAACGATCAATACGAGAATGGGTACTCAAGTATCCGCGCTATTGCTAACCGATTCATGGTGATCCGTACCACTGCTATCGACGAGAACGGTAAGCCTGCATATGCAAAGAGCGTCTCGGGTAAAACACTCGAAGGTCAATCGCCGAACGTCATCAACGTCCTCTCTCGACCGAATAGCGACATGTCAGGTATCGACTTCCGTGACGCATTAGCAGTCATGACTATGGTTCACGACAAGGTGTACATTCTTGTTCACGAAAAATATGGACAGGAAACTCGTCCGGCTACGGAAGCAGTCACTGAGGATACTGTCGCAGGCTTCACCTTCCTTGAGAATGTTGTCGAAGAGAACGTCGGTAATGGACCTCAATACCGTGTGAGCGTACTCACCGCGGGTGGAACCGTTGAACCACGTATATACTTCCCATACCAAGTGATCGTCATGCACGATGTTAACCCTACGAATCTTTCGAACGGATACAGTCCTTCACGTGCTGCAAAGCGATGGACACGCATTGATGATTACATCGCCGACTATGAAGCCGGCTTCTTTGAGAACGGCGCAGTGCCTTCAGGTCAATTCCTGATCACCGCCCCAACTACGAAGGAATACGATGACATTGTTGACGGCCTTGAGTCAAAGCACAAGGGTGCCGGCAAGAACGGTAACGTAGTTTATACATATCAGCCTATTGACACTGAGACTGGCAAGCCCGCTCAGGCTTCTATTACGTGGGTACCATTCAATACAAGCAACAAGGACCTTGCGCTTAAAGATCTCTTTGAACAAGCAAACAAGAAGATCGACAGTGTATACGGCGTCTCAGCATTCATCCGTGCTATTGATGAGGCTCCGAACTATGCGACGGCTCAGGTTATCGAACGTAACTTCGTTGAGAATACTGTTCGTCCGTTTGCGATCAAGAAGTGGGCTCGCTTCCAACACGAACTCAACCGTATCGTCGGTGGTCTTGGCTACGGTATTACATTCCTATTGTTGACCCCTCACATCGCCGAGGAAGAGAAGAACCGCGCAGAGACAAAGAACATCACTGTGCAAGCCCTCAAGACATTAACTGATCAGGGATATACCCTTGAATCATCAGTAATGGCACTTGAACTTCCGCCATCATTCAAGCTATTAAAGAAGAGCGACAACGCCCCCGTTATTACCACTGACGATGACAACCCTGACGTCGACGAAGATGATGAGGTTGAGGACTCTCCGACCGCAGGTGCCGGAGGAAGCAAGCGCAAAAACCCAAAAGTAAGTAATCAACTTACTCCTGAAGACATCACCCGATACGAGGCTGAACTTCAGGCTCCGCCTCGTGCCTTAATGCAGAAGCAAGTTGATCGAGCAATCGACACGCTTGACCCTCAAGACGTTGATACGGCCGCAACTGAAGACGACAAAGACGTGTTCGTTGATGAGATGATGGTTATTATCTCGGGTATCCTTCTATACGCCGGTACGACTCAATGGGAAGAAGGACGAAACCTGATTCGTGCTGCGGGCATTGATCCACCTTCAACGGCTTATGAGCTCACTGATAGTGCTTCAGATCGTTACCGTAAGTATCTTCGGACGGTTGTCGACTCATACTCAAGCGACACTACTGCATCTATTCGTGCGGTCTTACAACGCGCCTTCGATGAAGACTGGACCCGTGCAGAGTCTGAAGCTGCGATCCGAAACATTATGAACACTGACGCATGGCGCGTGACTCGTATATCTACAAGCGAGATCAACCGTTCAGGTGGCATCGCAAGTGTCGAAGCCATGATCAAGATTGAGGATGACAGTGAAGCAACCATCGAGAAGTCTATGATGACCGGTGGCGCTAACCCTTGTGAATTCTGTTTAGCTCGTGTAGACAAATGGTTCCCTGTTAAAAAGACTATGGTCAAGAAGGGTGAGATCGTCACTGGTGTTGACGGTGGTACATTCGTTAATAACTGGGATAATAACGCCGGTCACGATATACACGCGAACGGTGCTTGCTACCCAATCTATAGGGTTGTCTAATGAAGATATATTGTCAGCACTGCGAACGCTATCAGTTCACCGCGACTGGCAACGTCATGATCGAGCAAATGCCATGCGTCGGTTGTGGTGCAAAGAATAACTATAAAATCATCCTGAGTGATAGCGCACCGGCACTCACATACACTCCTCAAGCCGATGAGGAGCCACCGAAGAAGCTGAAAAAGTCTCTTTGATATAATTAGAAGTAGACAAAGTAATGCCCTTTATGGGACGTTATAGCGGCGTCTGAACTTAACAAGTAAAGGTAATAAAGCATGAAGAAATTCTGGAAAGTCAGCGACGAAGTTTCGTCGAATGGCAAAGAGCTTTATATTGACGGCGTGATCTCTGATGAGTCATGGTGGGGCGATGAGGCAACTCCTCAGCAACTCCGTGATGAATTGCAGCAATTCAAGGGCCAACCGCTCACTGTAGTCTTGAACTCAGTAGGTGGTGACGTCTTTGCAGGTCTCGCTATGTATAACGCCCTACGAGAATTGGATTCAGAAGTTACTATCCGTGTTGACGGCCTCGCCGCTTCAATCGCATCAGTAATTGCCATGTCAGGTGATCATATCATTATGTCACCTGGTTCGATGATGATGGTCCACCGACCTTCAACAATCGCCTGGGGCAATGTGGATGAGATGCAGAAGACGATCGAGTTGCTTGAAACAATCGAGGAAAGCATCTATCCGATCTACGCAGATCGAACAGGACTTTCTCTTGAGGAAGTAACAGAGCTTGTAAACGCTGAGACTTGGATGTCAGCAGAGCGTGCGGTTGAACTAGGATTCGCCGACTCACTCGCTAAGTCCGTTAAAAAGTCTGGTGAAGCTCCTGAAGACAAAGTACGGAATGCGAGCAATTTTGCATTCAGCATGAAGGCTACTGTTGCTTCAATCGAGAAATCGGCTGAAGATCTCAACAAGAAAGTAGTTGCTGAAGAAGATGCTCCCGCGGAACCAGTGGTGCCTGCACCGGCTGATCCCGAGCCTCCAGTGGTACCGGAACCACCAAAGGAAGAACCTGTTCTACCTCAACCGGAAAAGGCTAACGACGAGGACGTGACTGATCCTGTCGAAGGTGAACCTAAACAACAAGTCAAGAAAGAACCAACCAATATGACCGAAGCAGAAAAGAAAGCAAAGCTCGAAGCTGAAGCAGCTGCGGCTGCAAGTGCAGCAGGAACTCCAGGCGCTGAAGGAATTCAAGCCAAAGCTCCAAAGCAAGAATCAGCAGCACCGACAAGTGGCTACCTAGCTACTCGTCAATCAGTTGAAGACTTCGCAAAAGTCCTCGTTGACAACGCCGGTAAAACATCACAAGAAGTCAAAGACGCTTGGGGTGCTCACCTTGCAACAATGGGTGTTACCAACCCTGAAATCCTTCTACCAAGCGCATTGATCACTGAGATCGAAGACGCGTTTGCTGAAGGTGGTACAATCTGGAACCTTGTTCGTAAGACTGGTCTAACCGTCTTCCGTGCAGCATGGGACTCACAGACTGGTGAACCATCACGTGCGAAGGGTTACAACCGCGATGAAGAGGAAGAGAAAGCTGAAGAGCTTATCACAATCGCTGACCGTGTTATCCGCGCTCAATTCATCTACAAGTACATTACCCTTAACAAGGAAGACATCAAAGAGAACCGCGACACTGGTGCGCTAGTTCGTTACGTACTCTCTGAACTTCCACGTCGTATTGTTCGTGAAGTTGAACGTGCGATCGTTATTGGTGACGGCCGTGTTGATGGATCAGACTACAAGATTGATAGCTTCCTTTCACTTAAAGACGACGCTGCCGGTGCAGGTACATTCGCCGTTGAATACACCCCTGGTGTTGGTGAAAGCAAGTACGAATCACTTGTACGTGCACGTGACCTCGTTAAAGCTGAAGGTGCGAAATACCTTGTTACAAAGACTGGCTACCTAACTGACATCTTGCTCATGCAAAGTGTTAACGGTGGATTCGTCTTTGCCCCAGGTACTGACATTCCACGAGCCCTCGGATTCGCCGGAAGCGTTGAACCAGACTGGTTCGATGACACCACTGACCCTGAAAATGACGCGTACATCTTTGTTCCAAGCGCCTACACTACTGTTGGTGACAACACTATTGAAGCGTACACTAACTTCATCTTGAAGCAGAACAAACAAGAGTACCTACAAGAAATCTACGCCGGTGGTGCGCTATCGAAGCTTCGTGCTGCGGTTGCAATCGGTGCCGGTTCAGATAGCTAACATTAACAGAATTTAGGAAGGGGACAATCTAATGATTGATGCTGAACAACTCGCAAAATTACTAGGGCGCCCCCTTACCTCTGTTGAAGTAGCAAATGTAGAACTGTACCTTGACATAGCATATGAACGACTAGAGTTGATGATATGCAGCACTGTGGATTCTATCGCTGAAGAGCGAACGTACGACGGCCGTGATGGCTATAGTACGGTATTCACCGACATCTTCGTTGAAGTATCGAGCGTAGTTGTGGACGGGAAAACTCTCGACCCTTCAGATTACTCGATACGTCAATGGAATAAGCGAAATGCTGCATGGTATAACTCTATCGTTCTAAAGAATAAACTTTGCGGTAATGCTGAAGTAGTGATTGATGCCACATGGGGCTTCGCAGAAGACACCATGCCTGGGGATCTTCAGTCACTCGTTGCTCAACTCTTTGCTCTCGTAAGCTCGATGAACAAGGGGAATGGCAACGTCAAGTCAAAGAAGGTGGAAGATTTCTCTGTCAGCTTCAATGACAACTCTGTATACAACCAATTCGTTATCGACAACGCCGCGACGATCCGACGATATTCGCTTTGTAATATTGGCAAGGTCCGAAACGGTAAAGTTCGAAGTGACTTCTGGCGCTTAGAACGATACTGGAGTCAATAATGGATGTCTTCTCTCAGTTTCAGGAAACGGCTTACACCTTCTTGAAGCTCGGACAAGGCGGCGTCGAAGGGAATTCGGTTATATCCACTGTGGATACGACCGGCATTTTCAAAGAGCGCAACGGTATGATCCAGAATAATAACCTGGAGGTCGTACAGAGCGACGCAACGCTTCACATTCACCCGAATGAATCATTCATCGCGGAAGTCGACGGAAACGTCGTAGGGCATGGTATACGAGCTGATAAGAACGGCTCTGTACAGGACTATAGGATTATCGGCCAAGTTGAGGGATTTAACTTCGAGACAAATGAGCTTGAGTTTTATCGCTTAACATTAAAGGCTGAAGCCCTGGCGGATGATGATGACGGTTCAAGCTAAATTTACATCGAGGCTATCGACTTCTTGGCTTCAGAAGACCGAGAAGAACGCCGACAACGTGGCCCTGCAAATGGCTACGGATGTGGATAGGTTCGCAAAGGTGCTCGCACCGAAGGACAAGGGAAACCTTGTCAACAGTGGACGTATAGAGAAGATGGCTCAGGCCGCCTTCAAAGTATCATTCGGTGGATCTGAGGGCGGGGTCTCCGTAAAGTATGCAAAGCGAAGGCACTACGAGAACAAGAAGAATCCACAT